CCTGGTGGGATCCATCGGGGTGGCGGCGACGCACTATGACCGGTCCGGGGCCGATGCGCAGCGGGGTGTGAAACGCACTGTCATTTCCTCGGGGAAGTTCAAACGCCTGGCCAGCGATACCGAACCGTTAAGCGCCGAGGGTCTGCAATATCTGCAGGAAATCTCGGACACCTACTACCAGATATTTCTGGAGGCGGTGGGCCGGCAGCGGGGCGGTATCACGGCGCTGCAGGTGCACGAGCACATGGCGGATGGGCGGGAGTTTGTAGGCCGGCAGGCTCTGGATAAAGGATTGCTGGACGGCATCGGCACGAAAGCCCAAGCGATCGCGAAGGCGCGCCGGCTGGGCCGGAAAAACCAAACAGGAGGAAAAGATATGGATTTGAAAACCTTACAGGCGCAGCATCCGGAGGTATTCGAGGAGATCAAGGCCCTGGGCGCGTCTGAAGCGGCTGAGGTCCTGCGGGCTGAAGGCTGGCAGAACGGCCTGGAGGCCGAACGGATCCGGGTGTTGAAGATTTTGCGGGCCGGGGGCAAGGCTGACCTGACCTTGGCCGCCGTGGAGCAGGGTGACGCGCCGGAAGCGGCCCTGGAAAAATTTCTCCAGGCCGAACGCGACAACCGAAATCTGGAGCTGGAGAAAATGAAACAGGCGGCGCCCGGCAGCATGGGCCAGCAGGCTATGGGCGGCAGCGAAACTTTTGAAACTAGAGTGGCGGGATTGTTGGCTCAAGGCCAAGCCAAAACCCGGGGCGAGGCCATCCGGATAGTGGCCCGCCAATGGCCGGAACTGCATCAGGACTATATCGACCGTCAAAATTCGGTTAAATAACCGGCGGTCAAGAAAATAGGAGGAAATTATGTGGACTGAGGATGTTAGAACTTTTACGGCCAACGGGGCTCTGGCGGCTAACCGGCGGGTGAAGGTGTCCGGGGCCACCACCACCACCCCGCCCCAGGTGGAATATGCCGGCGCTGCGGAATATGGCGTGGGGATTACTCTCCATGCCGCCGCGGATGGAGCGGCGGTAGCCGTCAAACTGTGGAACAGTTCCGGTACTTTCCAAATTGAGGCCAATGGAGGGATCGCTAAAGCCGCCAGTCTGTACGGCACCGCCAATGGCCGGGTGGATGACGCCGGCACTGGCACCATTCAGTTTATCGCGCTGCAGGCGGCCAGCGGCGCCGGCTCTGTGATTGAGTGCGCCATCAATCCCTATCTGGCTACGGCGGCGGGATCAGTATCCATTACCGATGCCGGCAGCCTGATCACGGCCACGGAGGTGGAGGGCGCTTTGGCGGAAATCATGACCGGCATTAAGACCGCGCAATATACTATCCCTCCAGTGGCAATGCGCCTGGAAACCGGCGCTGCCATTGCGGCTTTTTCCGACGGCGTGGCTGACGGTTGGACGCAACTGTCTAACAAAACCATGGCCCTGCGTTGGAATAACGGCGGCACCCCCACTGACCTGATGGCGGTGTTTGTATTGCCTCAGGACCTAGATGATGCGGCCGATGTGGTGGTGCATCTCCTGGGGGCCATTGTCAAGGCTGGCGGCGCGGAGGTGGATTCGCCAGTATTCACGGTGGAAGCTTATTTTGAAACAGCTGGGGCGAATCCGGCAGCGGATACCGACTGCGGTGGCGAATCCGGCGAATTTCTGACGGCGGCAGCGGCGGTCTGGCAGGAAAAAACCCTGGCCATTGCGGGGGCGGATGTACCGGCGGCGCCCACAGCTTTAACCCTGGTTTTCCATCCCAAGGATGGGCAGTTGGACACGGACGATTTCGTCCTGATGCCTCCCTGGCTGGAAATTACCCGGCAATGCCTAACCTCTTAACCAGCTCTGAGCAAAAGGAGGATTGATCATGCCCAGACCGTCTTCGTCAACTACCATCCAGCGCCCGGATTTAGGGGAGCTGGCCTATGAAGCCATCATGGGCGCCGGGGCCCAGGGATTTGTTGCGGATGAAGTGCTGCCGGTGTTTGAGACCGTGGAGCAATCCGGCGATTATCCGAAGATCAAAGTGGAGCAGTTCCTGAAGGTGCAGGATACGAAACGAGCGCCCCGGGCTGGGTATCCCCGGGATGACTATGAATTCGATACCGGCACCTATTCCTGCCAGGATCACGGCTACGAGGAGCCGCTGGATGACGTGGAAGCCCGGATGTACCGGCGCTTTTTCGACGCCGAGGAAGTGGCGGTGATACGCGCCACCGATAAAATTCTGCGCGCCCGGGAGGCCCGGGTGGCCGCGGCGGTGTTCGATCCGAGCGTGATTACCCTGACTTCCGCGGTGGCTACGGAATGGAGCACGCTGGCCACTTGCACGCCCAAGGCCGATATCAAAACCGCCCTTGACGGGTTGCGGTCCGGGCGGGGAATTATGCCCAATGCCGCGGTGATGTCCTGGAAGGTTTTTCAGAACGTGCTCATGAGCGCCGAGCTGAAAAGCTATCTGCAATATACCTCACCGCATCTGATTGAAACCGAGCAGGCCCAGAAAGACATGCTGGCTAAATATTTCGGGGTGGATCGGATCGTTGTGGGCGGCGCCATTTACGATTCGGCCAACAAGGGCCAGGCGGCCAGCCTGACGGAAATCTGGGACGATGAATATGTCCTGGTGGCCCGTCTGGCGGTCCGGGCCCGGGATTTACGGGAACCGTGCCTGGGCCGGACGTTTCTATGGACCGGCGATTCGCCGCAGATGCTGGTGACCGAACAATACCGGGAGGAGCAGAGCCGAAGCAATATCTACCGGGTGCGCCATAACGTGGCAGAGGCCTTTGTTTTCACCGGCGCCGGGTATTTGCTGAGCAATATCACGGCGTAATCGGCCACCAGGGAGTCAGAATATGAGTTCCTTCGGTGATCAAGGCGTTCTTGGCCTGTCCGCACTGGTCCCCAGAAATTTTGAGAAGTTGACGGTTTATGATGTTCCTGTGGGGATCAGTGAGGACAAATATTTTTCCAGAGGAATAAGCATGGCGACTATTAAAATCAGTAAACTAAGTAAAGTCGGTGACCTGCTGATCGCAGAAGGCACTGTGAACGATGTGCCCGTCAAGTCTGAGGGCTGGATGAGCGCCATGACCGGGAAAACCAAGCCCCAGAAAACCACCTATGTGGAGTCGCTGCTCTCCGGGGCGGCGCCGCCGGAGCCGGTGGACGTGGTGTTGTAGGGATATGACTTTACGCGACCAGATTCTGCTGGATGCCGACTATGCCTGGTTTGACCTGGACGGCCTGGCCCAGGAGGTGGTCTATACCGTGGCGGCCACTGGCGCCTCCCAGACTATTGCGGCGCTCGTAACCTACGGGGAAGCCCCCAGCGCAGACCGGGTGGCCTCCCATTTCGTCCGGGACGGCCTTACTGCCATTGTCCAGGCCGCGGACGTGGCCTCCCCGGCGCCGGGGGATACGGTGATGGTGGATGGTCAGGATTGGAAAGTGCGGCGGCGGGCAGGCAACGGCTTCCATTGGGTTTTGGATTGTTACCGGCAGCCCAGAGTCAAGGTGCACAGCACATGAAAATTGAACTGGACGACCGGGCCACGCCGTTTCTCATAAAGACCGGCAAACTAGTGCCCAAAGCCACGGCCGGGGGCATCAAGGCCGCGGCCTTTCAACTGCGCCAGCGCATCAAAGAGGGTATGCTGGCCGAAGCCCCGGGCGGCCAGCGCTGGCCGTCTCTGCATCCCTGGACGAAATACAAGGTTTTCCAACAGGCCGCCAAAAAGCGGTTTGCGGCCCTGGCCAAGGGGCGCACAGTGAAACCCATGACGAAATTCTCCATCATAGGCGGCAAGGAGAGCGCTTTGCGGCGTTTGGCCTACGCGGCCAGATACAAATTTTACCAGGATACCTTTGAGAGCGGTGCGGCTCAGAGCAAGGCCCGCATCGGCTTTTTAACGCCGTCGGCCCGGCGCCTGGCGGAGTACCACGCCGCGGGGCCGCATCAGGTGGCCGTCACCGCCAAAATGCGGCGCAAGATTTTTGCCGTGGGGCTGGGTATCCGGGCCGCGGCCATCCGCATTCCCCAACGGGCCCACGTGGAGCTCGTATATCGGGCCAACGAATGGCGGGTGGTGAAATTTTTGCGTTCCCGGATTTATGCGGCCATCGCCGGGCAGGATCCCAAGCAGGTGGAATTTTAGGCCGTGAATTACACCTTTGGCGATTACGAACAGGCGCTGCTCCGGAGCCTGGCCCCCATGCTGGCGGCCAACGGCGGCGTGCTCCAGGAGTTAGCCGGCTACTCCGGCCAGTTTGAAGAGGACGAGGCGTTTCAATTCTGGTTGGCGCAGTTTCCCGCCGCGGCTGTGGCCATCACCGCCGCGGCTTATCCGGAGGAGGGCCGCACCACGCAGTTTTGGCGACAGGATATCACGGCCTTGATTTACCTGGGAGCCAATGGCTGGCGAGATGAAAATGGCGTGTACCAGCTCATGGACCAGGCCCGGCGGCTGCTCCTGGGGAAGGACGCGGGGTTGGAAATTCGGCCCATTGACATTGTGGGCGAGGAAATTATTTATGAGGAGTTCGAGGCGGTGGTGGCCATCCAGGAATACCGCCTGATCAACGACCGCATCAGTGAGGTCATGGCCTAGAAGGAGGAGGATATGCCAACGAATCTGACCGCCAAGGTGCAACTGGCGCTCTACCACAAACTTACGAATCCCGTGGATTTGACCACGCCGGTGGATGAGCTGTCCTACGCGCCGCAAAAAAATTATGCCAACGGCACCGGTTCCGGCCAGGCGGACCTGGTCTGGCACGACAAAATCACCGTGGCCGGCAGCGGCTCCCAAGACATCGATCTGTCCGGCACCTTGACGAATGCCTTGGGGGTATCTTGCGTATTCGCCAAGGTGAAGGAAATCTTCATCGAAAATTTGAGCGCCACCAAGACCCTGACGATCTTTGGCGACGCCAACAGCGTCGGTATTCTGGGGGCGGCGGTCCAGACCCTGATTCTGAAGCCATCTGGGAAATTATATCTGAGCGCGCCTTTGGATGGCTATACGGTGACGGCCGCCACCGGCGATATTTTGCAGATCGCCAATGAAGCCGGGGCCAGCGCTGATGTGAACGTCTGGATTGTCGGCACCAGCACTTAACAGGGGGAATGACCATGCCTTTACCTCTCCTGACCCGCAAGATCGGCCTGCTGGCCGAAATCGAAGGGACCTACGGGGTGGATCCCGTGCCGACGGGTACGGACAACGCCGTGTTGGCGCAGAACCTGGTGGTGGGTCCGACTTATGACGTGATCGAGCGCCGGAATGTGGCCCTGCCGGACCTGTCACTGTTGCCGCACCTGATCGGGCGCTACTGGTGCGAGATAACCTTTGATGTGGAGCTCAAGGGCGCGGCCGGGGATCCGGATGACCCGCCGGACTTCGGGCCGCTGCTCCGGGCCTGCTCCATGAGCCAGACCATCAACGGCGGCACCAGCGTGGTGTATGCTCCGGAGAGCAGCACGCAGGAATCCGTGACCATCTATGCCAACCGGGACGGAATTCTGCATAAACTGGTGGGCTGCATGGGCGACTGGAGTCTGGCCGGGGCAGTAGGTCAGCCGGCTTTGTTCAGCTTCTCGTTCAAAGGCAAGTTGGCCGGCGTTCTGGACACCGCCATGCCCGCCATGACCTATCTCAATCTGAATCCGCCCCTGATCCTGAGCGCCGGCTTTTTATATGATTCCTGGGACGTGCCGGTAAGCAAATTCACTATAGCTCTCAAAAACGAGGTGGCCGAACGGGAGGACGTGCGGGAGGCCAGCGGGCTGCTGGGATTTTTCATCGGCAGCCGGGCGCCGGAGGCCTCCTGGGATCCTGAAGTCCAGACCCTGGCCAGCCGGGATGTCTGGGCCAACCTGGCTGCGGCCAATGAAGGCGCCCTGGCCGTCACTATCGGCAGCGTGGCCGGTAACCAGGTGGCCATCGCCGCGCCTAAATGCGTCAAGAAAAAAGCAGCTTATGGTGACCGGGGCGGCAAGCTGATTTATGACCTGGATTTCGGTCTATACCGCACCAGTGGGAATGATGAAATCACCCTGACCTTTTCGTGAGGAATCATGATCCGTAAAGAAATTCAGACGCCGGATGGCCCTATCATGATCAGGGGCTTGAAACATGGGGAGATCAAGCGGCTGCGGGCGGAGGGCATCGATCTCAGCCAGCAGCTTGAGGGCGAGGCCCTGGAGCGGGCCACGGAAAGGGTGGTGGGCTTGGTGTTGGACGTCACTCCCGAGCAGGTGGATGAGCTGATTGCCGGCACCCTGCTGATGGCATTCGGCGAAACCGTGAATCTGACCTACCTGCGGGAGGAGTCCGCAAAAAACTGAGGCTGGCGGTGGGGCTGTGGCAGGCGGAAGCCCTGCACAACTGCCGCCACTGCCGGGCCCAGGGCCTGCAACAGCACCGGGGCTGCCCGGAATTGGGGGCGGCGCATCCGGGTCACGAATACCTGCTGGACGGCGAGATCGTCCGGCACTGTCTGGTTTCCAGGGTGACGCCGGCTTCCCTGGAATGGCTTAATCTTTACAGCTACGTGAACGTCGGGCTGCTCCCTGAGACCGGGGGGCTGAATGATCAATATGAAATCGACTTGATGGCGTTCATGGTGATCGGCGGGGAAATGGCCGCGCTGCAGGCGGCCCAACGAGAGAGGAAGCATGGCCGATAACCGGGTGGAAATTCTGCTCAAGGCCAAGGATGAGCTGACCCGCAGTCTCAACCAGGCCACCGCGGAGTTGAAAAAAATGCGGGAGGCCACGGCCCAGGCCGGCAAAGTAGTGGAGGAGGCCGGGGCCGCCCATGAGTCCCTGGGATCGTCTCTGGCCAAAACTATCGGGGTTTATGCCCTGCTGACCGCCGCGGCCTATAAGGCCGGGCAGGCCATGGTATTCGGTTTCAAAGAGGCTATCAAGGCCAACGAAGAGTTTGAGATGCAGAGCATTAAGATCGGCGTGGGGCTGACTAACATGACGGAGGGCCACGGCGGTCTGTGGAAAGACGTTTTTGAGGCCAACCGCCAGTATGCCGGGGAGATGTACGAGGCCATCCGCCGGGAGGATGAGAAAGCAGCTTCCTCCGCCCAGGACATGATGGGGGTCTATAACGCCCTGGTGCAGCAGGGTTATGCCGTGCGCCTGGATGAGGTGGCGGCCCTGCGAATCATTACTGACAAAATCTGGATGGCCACCCAGGGACAAAATTTTCAGGTGCAACAGAACCAGGAGATCCGGGCCTTGATGCAGGGCCAGGCCGATGCTCATTCGGCCATTGCCATGGAATTGAAAACCCGCCTGGGGCCGGCCTGGGCCGAAATTGTTCAGGAACATAAAAAAGCCGGGGATCTGCTGAAATGGATGGCGGAGCTCTGGCCGGGAATTGAAGTGGCGTCAGAGCGCGTGAGCCAGACCCTCCAGGCGCAGACCACCACATTGCAGGGAAATTTAAAATATCTGGCCCAGGAGGGCATGAAGGGGGCGTATGACGATATCGTCGGCCTGGTCAAAAGCATCAATGACTATTTGCGAGAGCATGCCGAAGAGTTGGCCGTGAAGCTCCGGAATGCCTGGGCCGATATCCGGGAGATCTTGGGCGGAATTTACGCGGCCCTGCAGGGTATCAATGATCTGCTGACGGTGATGCTGGCCCCCATGCGAGCCTTGGTGGAAGCGGCCAAGGAATTATCCCGGGCCCTGCAGATTGACGAGCAGAATTTCCAAATGCTTAGGGCATTTTTACGTGGCGACCTGGCCAAGGCCCAGGCCTCGGCCGCAGAGCGCTACCGTCTGGAGCACGGGGGGCGGGGATTGAGCCCCTTTATGGATGAGCGGGGCCGGATCCGGATCACTCCGGAAATCCTGGCTGGCCGTTATGCTGAGAATTTGCCGAAACTGACCATTCCGGGGTTGTCTTTGGAGCAGTTGCGGGAATCTCTGGGGTTGAAGACCAGGCAACCGCCGGGGCCGGAAAAGCCGGAGGGCGCCGGCGCCGGAGTGGATGTTGATAAAGAGTTGGAGGATGCCCGCCAGGAAACGGAAAAAGCCCGCCTGGAGGCGCTCAGGGCGGCAAATGAAGCCTTTCGGACCATCTGGGATGTGCAGCGGGAAATCAACAAATTTTATGAAGACATGCAGAAAATGGAGGCTGAAGCCGTGGCCAAATCCGCCCATTTGTGGCAGGAGGCTATGGAACAGGAAAAGCTCTCCTACCAGGAGCGCCTGAACGCCGCGGAGCAGTTCCGCCAGGCCCGCCTTCAGACAATTGAAAAGGAAATTGAGGATTTACGCCGGCAATACCGGGGGCGCATCCCGGAGGCGGCCCTGGAAGCTTACCGCCGGGCCCAGACCGAGGCCATGGACAAGAAAATCTCCCAGGCGACTCAGCCCGCCGTGCTTGACTGGGAAGCCGCCTGGAAGAGGGCGGCGGAGAACGTCCAAGACGCCTTGGCGAACACCATTTACAATTTGGTCACCCAGACAAAGACTGCCGGGGACGTACTGAAAAATCTTCTTAATGGCATCCTTCAAATTATGAGCCAGATGGCGGCCCAGGCTGTAATGAACATGGTCAAGGGAGCTATGGCCGGAAAGAGTATGGGTGGCATGTTTGGCGGTAGTGGAGGGTCAATGGGCGGTTCCTTGTCTGGGCTTGGAAGCATGGGTTTTGATTTTTTGAATTGGATTGGCCTGGGAGAACTGGGTTGGGGCTTGGCCGGGTCTTCCGGGATTGGTGCCCTCTCTATTGCTGAAAACATGCTGGCCGTGGTGCCGTTCCAGCACGGCGGGATTGTTACCAAACCCACTCTGGCCATGATCGGTGAGGCCGGACCCGAAGCGGTGATCCCTCTGTCGAAGTCAGGAAGTAAGACAGATGCCGGTGTGACCCACCAATATAATATAACCATTAAGGCAATGGATGGGGCAGATGTACAGCGGGTGCTGGAAAAGCATGGCGACGTGCTTTTCCGGGTGGCTGAAAATAGAGCCAAGAATTACCGGCGGGTGCTGTGATGAATGTCTTCCCTTGGGAACTGAACGTCAACTATGACCTGATTGAGGGATACGAATGGATCGTGGCTCAGGTGCTAGGTGCGTCTGGAAAAGAGTGGCGGGGCACTCCCTGGTCATTGCCACGGCGACGTTACACCTTGAGTTACTCCTATCTCTCGCCGGATGACATGGAGAGCCTGGTTGGATTTTATCTGCAACAAAAGTCCCTGGCCTCTCCGTTTTTCTATGCGCCGATTCTGCGGCCGGGACAATCACACCAAATAGCCAATCAGTCTCTGGGAACGGGGGACGGCTCGGAAACGGATTTCCAGATCATCCGTTCCTGGGGTGGTTATTATGACGAGACCATACAATACTTGAATCCTTATCCGCCTTATTTTGGCTGGGGAGAAGGCGGTTGGGGTGAGGGGTTCTGGGGAGGCGGCGGCATCACCGGCTTTGCCGAGCCGCCATATGTCTATCTGGATGGCGTGCTGCAATACTCCGGGTATTCTATCGGCACCGATTCGGTCATTACGTTCGACGCGCCACCCGGAGTCGGGGTGGAAGTGACAGTGGATTTCAGCTTTTTTGTTCGGTGCCGGTTTGAGGAAGCCTTGGGTGGTCAACTGGTGTTTTATAATCTTTACAATTTCAAGGAAGTGTCACTGGTGGAAGTGAAATGATCAGTGTGGACGCTACAGTACAGACCCTCCTGGAGACCGCCGACGAGGTTCTGATGGCGGACCTCTACACTTTCACCCTGGTCAATGGCACGGTGCTGCGCTTTACCACCTCCGACAGAGACATAAGCTATGGCGACAACACCTTTTCCAGTTCCGGGCCGGTGATTAAACGGTCACATCTCAAGATCGCCCGGGGGCTGGAGGTGGATGATTTAAAATTGGAGATATCCCCTAAAGTTTACCCATATTCCTGCGACAGTTCAGGCGAGCAGGATAATATCGGTTCGCTGTCCTGGCCCCAGGCCATCAATGCCGGATTGCTGGCCGACGCCACGGTGCAACTTGACCTGGCCGTGTTCTCCTCCTGGGAGTCCGGGCCGGTGGGGATCGTGCCGCTGTTCATCGGCAACATCGGCAAGCTGGAGATGAAGTTCCAAAAGATTGAGGCGGAAGTTAAGTGCGTTTTACAAAAGCTCATTACGAAACTGCCCCGGCGCCTGGTGCAGCCGGGTTGCACCAATAAACTTTACGACAATGCCTGTGGTCTGGATCGTGTTGTCTGGCGGTTGTCCAGCGAGATTGAGGCTGGGAGCTCTTCTTCCTCTTTGATTATTAACTCCGGCATGGATGATAATTACTATACATTCGGGTATTTGGAGATTGTCACCGGCGCCAACGCTGGACAAAGCCGCCTGATCAAATCCCAGATTGGAAGCCTGGTGACAGTTCTGCCTCCATTGTTGTCTCTGCCGGCGGAAGGGGATGAAGTTTACTTATACCCCGGCTGCGATAAAAAGAAGGCGACTTGTGAGGATAAATTTGACAATCTCGCGAATTTCATTGGCTTCCCCTACGTGCCAGAGCCGGAGGTAATATTGTGATTGAATCTTGGCGGGAACTGGTGGTCAGGGAAGCAAAATCCTGGGTAGGCACGCCGTACCACCACCGGGGGCGGTCAAAGCGGGCGGGGGTGGATTGCTCCACGTTTGTTCTGGAAGTCTTTATCCAATGCGGGCTGGTAAGGCCGGATATTTCCCTGCCCCGTTATTCGCATCAATGGCACTTGAATCTTCGAGAGGAAAGATTGCTGGGGGTATTAAGGCGGTATGCGGATGAGGTTGGCGATCCTATGCCCGGCGATGTAGCGGCGTTTCGTTTCGCTCATGCCTTTGCTCACCCCGCTATAATAATGGACTGGCCGAGCATTATCCATGCTACGGTGCATGGGGTGGAGTGGGCTGATGGGAAAAGATTAACCTGGATTATCAGGCGTCAACCCAGACCGCCGGCCGAGACCAGGTTTTACCGTTATCGAGGAGGAGTGGTTTAATGCCTCCTCTGGCCGCGGCCGCTCCCTATTTGATGGCCATCGCCGCCATTATATCGATTGGTAGTTTTATTTACCGGCTGGCGATGGGAGGCGGGGGCAAATCGCAATCGGCCCATGCCATGGAGCAAGCAGCGGCTGCCATGCGACTTACTGGGACACAGTATGGAGTTCCAGTGCCGCTCGCCTATGGAAAGTCTCGGTTGGGCTCTACGATGATATGGTATGGGGACTTCGCCGCCATTCCCCATACGCACACTCAGGTAACTCAAGGTGGTGGGGGTGGTGGGGGTAGCCTGGGCGGGGGCGGCGGCACCTATACTCAGAGCTATACGGATTACACTTATGCCGCCTCGTTTTTACTGGCTTTGTGTCAGGGGCCGATTTCTGCGGTGACCACCGGTACGGTGTGGATCGACAAGGGAAAGGCCACGGGGTACACCCTGTATCAGGGCACCTATCCACAATCAGCCTGGCCTCACTTAGTCTCTAACTATCCGGATCAGGCCCTGGGATATAACGGTGTGGTCTTGGTGCCATTGCAGGGGTTCGATCTGGGCCCGACCCCCTCTATGCCCCTTATTAGTTTTGAAGTCGAAGCTCTAGCTTACGATGCGGCTTTAGAGCACGCTGCCGCCAGGGATGTCATAGAGGATATTCTAACCAACGTCAATCACGGCGTCGGCTTGGCAGCGTCATATCTGGACAGCACCAGTTTTGACGACTACGAGACTTATTGCGAGGGGTTAGGGGTCCATGTGGACCCGGTTTATACGGCCCAGGCTCCGGCTCGAGAGATTATCGATAAGCTCCTCTCCCTAACCAACAGTGATTGTGTGTGGTCAGGGAACAAGCTAAAGCTGCATCCCCTGGGGGATGAAACCCTGCTGGATGGCGAAACTGTTCTTTGGGAACCGGATTTGACCCCAAAATATGCGCTTACTGATGATGATTTTATTGTCAGCGACGCAGATGACCCTCCAGTTACGGTGATTCGCCGGGCCGAAAACGATATTGCCAACCGGTTTGCCCTGTCCTATCGCAACCGAAACAATGATTACAATGAGGAAACCATTGAAGTTGAGGATATCCTGAGCATCGATACTTACGGGCTGAAGCCGGGCGCCAATATCGACGCATCTGAAATCACCTTGCCCGAAATAGCAACTAAGGTGGCTCACCTAATTAAACAGCGACATTTGTACGTCCGAGCTCAGTATCAATTCACTCTTCCCTGGAAATACATGCTGCTGGAGCCAGTGGTGGATATGGTGACTCTGACTCACGCCCCATTAGGCCTCTCGGCTAAACTTGTGCGAATCCTGGAAAAGCAGGAGGAGGGGGATGGCCTCTGGTCGTTTGTTGCGGAAGAGGTTGTAACAGGTGCTGGACACTGCCCTGACTATCCGTATCCTGAATCTGAGCGACAAGATGTAGATACCAATGCTGACCCCGGGGATGTCACGGAGCCGGTATTTTTCATGCCGCCCGGTACTTTGACCTTGTATATGGCGGCGTCCGGCGGAGAGGACTGGGGAGGATGCGAGGTTTGGGCCTCTGAAACCGGCGAAACTTACCGAAAAATTGGTGTCCTGAAAGGGAAAAGCCGTTACGGGACGCTTTCTGCTGAGTTGGCCGCCCCGTCCGAGAACCCGGATGTCGCCAATACCCTGTCGGTTGACCTGACAGTGAGCGGTGGCGCCCTGGCGGATGCCACTGAAGATGACGCCAGTTCTTTGCAGACTCTGTGCTATGTGGATGGCGAATATCTTGCGTTCGCCTATGCCTCATTGACCGATCCCTACGAATATGATTTGACCTACCTGGTGCGGGGAGTGTACGGCTCGGAAATGACCAGTCACGGAATTGGCACAGATTTTGTTAGGGTGGATGAGGCGGTGTTTTCATACCCAGTAGAATCGAATATGGTGGGGAAGTCCTTCTATGTCAAGCTGTTGTCCTTTAATGTTTTTCAGGCGGCCCGGCAAAACCTGGACGATGTTGACCCGTATGAGGTTACCATAACCCCCACTGGGGTTAGTGTAGTGCGCCCGGTGGAGGGCCTGGTTATCACCAACACCACCGGCAGCCCGGAGGATCATCTTGACTTGACCTGTACCTCGGTGGATGTGCTCAATGCCGATGGCCTGGTGGAAACTTTGGCTGATGTGAGTGTGACCATTGACCTTACCACTACTGGCGCCAACGGCATGGATACCGGCTCCCTGGCTGCTGATACCCTGTACTATATCTGGACTATCATGCACGGCCTCACCCGGGCTGCGGCTGGACTGGTCAGCCTGAGCAATTCCGCTCCCACCATGCCCGACGGCTACACTTATAAGAGGTTGGTGGGAGTTTGTTACACGGATGCCTCGGCGGACCTCAAAGAGTTTACCCAAACCGGCAATGAGTGGTTCTATGGCAGCATGGAGGAGATTTCTACGGGCACCACCGCTCAGGCGTGGACGGATCAGGATGCCTCGGCTTACCTGCCGCCGGAAGCCGGCTCAGGGTGGTTCATTATTTTGGTGGAAGCCGACGTGGACAACGTCACCATGAAGCTGCGCAAAAACGGCGCCGTGGGCACCGGCGGCCAGCTAAACGGTTTTGTGCTGGCGGGGACTGCGGGCAACGTGGTGGGCTGGTGCCTGGCAGATGCCAGTCAGTTGGTGGAACTTTACACTGACGAGGATGCCGTCGGTTGGACTCTGTATGTGGGCGGCTTCAAATTGAGTTTGTAGGAGTGCAAAAAATGAGCGATCGCTACCAGTCAATTAGCTACCATCAGCAGTTGTGGCATGTTCCGGCCAACGCCAATTTTTCGGCGATTGGCGATGATGTTGACGCCCTGTACACATCCCAATCAAGTCTGAACGCCTTAGTGACCAACTGGGCAGTGGTAGAAAACATTATGCTGGCTATCGCTACGGCGCCCACCTATAGCGATGCTGACACTTTCACCTTGCCTGGAAACTGGACTGACTATTTTGGGGTTAATAAGTTGGTAGTAGGTTACTGTGGCACTGATGGCGTCAAGGCCTCGACGGTTTTGAGCAGTTCTTATGGTGCCGGCATCACTACCATCAACCTTAACGACGCTGTATTAACCGCCAACCTGGAGCGGGTTAGTGTGGAGGCAGTGCGAGATGGACTTTGGCCGCATGGAACCGGGGTGGTTAATGCGTTGGATTATAAGCAGGCTGGGTACACCGGCCGAGAGACCCTGGAAGATGCCATTGCTGCCATCGGCGTCCTTAATCGTATCCTGACTGTTGCTCCAGACCCTGATGGCGATTGGGAAATCGACGATGATTTGGAATTTCCTCAGAATGTAACTCCCAAAATATTGCGGGGGGCTGTTCTTGAGGTAGCCGATACGAAGAGCTTAACCTTCAACGCTGCCATTGACGCCGGCCCATATCACTGGTTGACCCTCGTCGGTTCTGCGACCGTAACGATGGAAAATCAGGCGGAAGCCTGGCTAAACTGGCTTTGTGATGGTGGGATTGGCACCTCGGGTAATCCTTGGGCGTCGTTTGATGATACCGCTGGTATCAGTTCTCTTTTGGACGCCGGGGTTGGTAAGTTGCGGATGGTTGAAGGGTATTACTTGGTAGAACCGTTTTCAAAATCAAGCGTCAATAACTTCTGCCTGTCGGGGGCCGGACGGGGTAGGTCATATCTAACCTATACCGCTTCAACCGGGGATGTAATAGACCTGGATTGTCTTGGAGTGTACCTGGATAATTTCTCCATCTTGGGGCCGGGCACTACGGGCGACGAAGTGGCGTTGAATTTCCAGACCCCCCCAGACAGCGGCTACCACTATTTCGACAATTTAGGTGCTGACGACGTCGGTGGCAGCGTCATAACCACCAAGGCTTTCATCGTCCGCCTGGAGAACTCGGTATTACACAACAGCGGTGGCAACTTACTGCACTTCGTCAATTCCGGCGGATTCCTGTCGGTGGAAGGCTGCTACCTTACCACGGCGGGCACTCATGGCATTGAGATGGGCGGCTCGTTGATCGAGGGCAAGGCTTCTCACACTGATGGCAGCCCCACCATCCACCTAATTAAGGCCAACTATAACTTTTCGGCGGCGGGCGCGAGCATTGGCAACACAGTTTACAACTTGACCCAGAACGCCACCGGCACCATTTCGGGATTTCTTAACCACACCGGCACTAACGACCTGGTGGTTCATAGTGCCCTGTCCGGCGGCAAGTCGTGGGCGGTTGGGGATGTGTTCACCATTGCTGATGTAAGCGGAGGCCTTACTCATGTGTCGGTGTCCAATAGCAACATCGAAAGCTGCGAGTTATGGGGCATCTATTCGGCCAATAGTGGGGCTTACGTTCTCAACCTGGACCAGGTGCATTTTGAGTACAACGGCACCATCGAACCGGGTCTAGTCGGGGGCATTCTGGGCGATGTGCGAATCGGCACTTATACCAAGTCCATGACCGCCAGGGCGTGCCGCTTCGGTAGCAGCATCACCGGGACCGCCACTCATATTGACGGCAGCCCCACCCTACACCTAATCAAGTCCGGGTACGACTTCGCTGCGGCTGGCGTCAAGGCCGGGCACAAGGTGTTCAACATTGTGGGGGGCGTGATCATTGCGACTGCCACTGTGTCGTCCGTTACCGACTATACCCCAGGCGGCAACGACATGGTGGTGCACGACGCCCTGACCGGTGGAAACTCCTGGGCCGTCGGCGAAACCTTCTACATCAGCGTGGGAGGGATCCCTATCTACGCCGCCGGTGCTGCCTATAATCACCTGGTGCTGGACTCCAACACGTTTAACGGTGGAGATCTTGACAACGTCATCGACACCGGCAGCGGCATCGGCTCTATAGCCTTCCTTGGGAACAACATATCCCCAAGGGGCGTTTCGTTCAACGAAACAATGATCGATAACGGGGCCACGTCTACCCCACTAACATTTGTTAAGAATCTGCCGATAAGCTCGTCTGGCGATATCACGCCCAGGCATGTGCGGGCCACCGGGTCTATCGAACATGGCCTTGATAAGTTTAAGTCCTTTGCGGTTTACAAAGCTGTTCCGAATAATACCGCTCAGAACTTCATGACCATAACAGCCGCGTCAGCTTTGTCAGTAAGTGGCATCGCTACGGTGTCCGCCAAAAGTAATTCTGGTGAGCACGCGACGCATATCTACGCCTTTAAGGCAATGCAAGCCGTGTCCCCAGCGGTGCTCACCGAATTGGGTACTGGGTATAATAGTCTAGCAGCCATAACCCTGTCCGGCACGGTGGCCGGTAACACCCTAACACTGACGGCTACCACAGATGCAAACTGGGCGGCCACGGCTGCCGTCACGGTCAGTGTGATTATTACGGCCCCAACCGGGATTACGATAGTTGAGGTATAAACATGTTAGAGAGACTTGTGCGTGATGTGGAATCCGGCAAGGCGGTTGTAAAGTCTGTCAAGAAAGATGGCGACTTGATAACCATAACGGTCGTTCGCGAGGAGACCTATGAGCTTTATGGGCTGGACGTGGACGCCAAAGTCGAAATACTGACGCAGCGGGCCGACCGAATTCGCAACTTTGTGTCGGCCCAGAAAGACGCCGCACGCTTAGGCTAGGAACGTATGGATGCCACAGACACAGACCCCGCTCGGCTCCACCATGCAGGTGATGGGCTTCATGCTGGCGGCCCCGGTGCCAGAGCCGGATCGGTGCGAACTGATTCTGCGGGGCCTGGTAGAGCACGTTGGTATGAGAACCGGGGGACTGAAGGCACAGGTGTGGTTGTACCCGACTCCGGATGGTGGTGGGGGGCAGGGGGCGACGGTGGTACAGCCTCTGCTAGAGAGTTTTGCGGTCTTTACAGGCATAGATACCTGGCCGTGCATCGGCCACTGGTATCTGTTCTTGTGCACCTGTCGGCCAGTGGCGATCGACTTTGTAAGTTCCTTCCTGACAGAGGAACTGGGGTTTGGGCTACTGGCCAGCGGCGAGTTTAGACTGTCTGAAGCTGAGAAGGAACCCTGACGGGGCTTTGGCGACTATGGATGAGTTTAGAATATTTGCGGAGAGTCTTCTGCTAATTATTAGTACTGGATGGGCGGTATTTGGTCTATTGTGCTTAGTGGCCGGTTCTCTTATGAACCCGCCTCCTTGGTAAAGGTTGAGTATGGCATTATATACTGAAAGTCGGATGAGGTTCTAGTGAACTCTATATCATTTGGTTTGTGTCCTGTTAAAAGTCTTGACAGGGATATTGTAGTCCGTAAGCGTGGGGAAGTTTTGTTAAAGATTCCCTATGACGTTGGCAAAGAAAAGCGGCGTTCTGAAAATACTGAACTAAACAGACCGCAGCCAAGTTGTTTTACTGGCGATGAGGTTGGTTGGTAGCGTTATGGGTGACCTCATCCCTTCACGGCGGTTGATTGATAAGCAGGTAGAAAGGGACGAGATTAAGTATATGAAGGAACTGTGCCGCCGTACGGCTAACTGGGCGGACCCGGAGCCGCCAACGCCGGAGCAGCGGCAGATGCAGGAAGAAGGGGCGATGGAATTATGAACTTACGGGAGACAAAGGAAATGTATGGCATCGACATGTATTGTCCTGTGGAAAACTGTAAGAGTAAGAAGGAAAAGGGAGGCGAAGCATTGGCGATGCTTCTGGAAAAGTTTGTGCTCCCTGTTTGCCGCTCGTGCTTGCACGACTGGAAGGAATGTAAGCACGAAGCATTTGCCAGGCTTAGAAGAGGCGAGTGTCGATTCTTTGCGCCTCTTAATCCAAGAGTTGAGAGTACAAAAGTTGACGATGTTGGCAGCCATTTATCACGTCCTATTAAGGACTGAAGTAGTTGGGAAGGAGAAGGTATGACAAATAAGCGCTGTTTCACCTGCACCTTCCTTTTCCGGGACTTTTCGGGCCGACCACGCAACTACTGCGAGTTTTGGCATAAGTGGGTATGGAACTGGCGGACGTGCCCAAAGTGGTTGGGTGAGCGCCTATCATTCAGGAAAAACAAGGCAGAGCATGACCTTTTTAAACAAGACTTGTGTTAACTGTGGTGATAAGTTTCATTATTGCAGATACCGTGATATCAACTGGAGTTCTGCGTGGCTCGCATATGGCTTCTGCTCTGAAGAGTGCGCCAGGGGTAGTAATTGGGTGGATCCCTGGGCTGATGAGATACTTGAGCCAGGTATAGTGCAGGGCGAGTACGGGGGTGAGGTATGAGAAGACCGTGGCTCCTGACGACAAAAGAAAGAAAAGAAAGGGAGGAGCTACTTTGCAAGGTCTATCTCGCAAGGGAGTTTTTCTTGAAACCCGGTGTCATACGGCCCCGAGGCGGCTTAGCGAGAATCGGAAGCGAGAAAGTAGAGGTTGATGATGTGGCACACCATTTATCCCGAACCGCCGCTGTGGATTGAAAAGCGCTATGTCGCTAACTACGGCTGGGAGTGCCCCAAGTGTGGCACGGTGTACGCGCCTTTTATCCAGGAGTGCAAGAATTGCCGTAAAAGAGCTTAAAGTTTGTATGCTGGCATCCCAGAAGGAGATCAACCAGATCGTGGTCACCGTTACGGGCGCCGCTGATAACAACATCACCTGGCACGTCACCGCTCAGGTGATGAAGCTGTCATCCTGATAAGCAAGGAGGGTCTATGGATGCCGGTGCCGAATCAGCTCGGGAAGGAACTCATCACTCTGGTGGTCATGGTTGAAGGGCCTCTAATGCCTGCCCAGGCCGGAAAATACGCTCAGGAGATTATTGCAAAGATCGGCATGACTTTGTTGGGTGAGCCGGTTTACCGGGAAGTGCGAGGTGAGGCCGGGTGGGGCTTCACTTACTTTCAACAACTAAAAGAATCAGCTTTGCTCATCGACACTTGGGAATATCCGGACGAACCTGGCGATCCGGGGCATTGGTATCTGACCGTGCAATCGTGCCGGCGGTTTGCCTGCTGGCTGATATTACGTTATTTGCGAAAAAAACATCATGCCATATTGGCTTATGATGCTACCTATCTGCCTCGATTAACCCGTTGGCAGCGGTTGCGATTATGGTTCGGATTCTGAGGAGGAAATGGGTATCCTGGCAAATATCCTGGAACATCTGGTATTGTTGCCGGAAATGATGCGTAAGCTGGAAGCCGTGCATGACCGGTTGGCCCGGCTGGAGCATATCCTGCGGGCTCATGGCGGCCTTTTGGTGAGCCTGGATGAGCCGGCAAAATATACCGTCCGGGATGATATGAAAAAGTGACCGTCGGAGATCTCCAGATGCAGGACTTAGTCGAACACGTTGACACCCTGGCCTCCCTGATAGCTACCGCTGGGGGTATCATCGGCCTGCTGATCTGGCGTCTCCTGAACCGCATGGAAAAAAAATTGGAGGAGCTCTGCCATCATCATCATCAATGCCGAGAGAAATTGCCCGAACGGTTTGTGAACCGGCCGGAATTCGAGAATTGGAAAAAATCCCGGGGCGAGCTCTGGAAACGCATCAACCGCCACCGGCATGATGACAATGGCGCGGTGGTGATTACTGAGGGTTGATATGCCGGATTTGCCCCTGGTGCACGTTCTGACCCTGCATCACCCCGATTATGGAGTCTGGGGGGATCTGCGCCTCTGCCGTCAGCGCTGGACTGACTGGCAGGCCGCGGAGTTGGCGGATTTGCTCAAGGACGTGCTGGAGACGTTTTACAACTGCCACCATGGACAGATTGAGGATTTGCGGCGGATCTTCCACCCGACGGAAGGCGGTCATGAGTGAGGAAAAATGTTTGCTGTGCGGCCAGATTAACGCGCCGGTTTGGGTCAGCCAGTTCCACCTGGCAGCCCCGGGAATAGCCCTTCTGGTGGTTGCCAAACAGGAGTTGCTCAACCTGGCGGCTTTTAAGGATCTGTGTCAGGAATTGTTCCGGACCGGGGTTAATTTTCTAAGGGTTGAAGCCGGGTTGGAATTGACCGGACAGGAGGTGGAGGGGCCGAAACTCCACCTGGTCAAATAACCGGGGGCAATATGTGGCGGGAGATATTTTCTGAGGATAACGGGCGATTGTCGGCCATGCGGCTGTTTGCCGGGCTGATCATTTTTGTGGTTTTGGTCAACTGGACCATGGTCTGCTGGCGCAACGGCAACCTGGCACCATTGGATTGGGGGGCGGTGATTGTGCTTCTGGGCGCCCTGGGAGGCAAGATCGCTCAGAAGTTCGCCGAGAATCGCCCCACGGAGCCATCATGATTGCCTGGCTGTTGACCACTACTTTGGGCCGGGGACTCGCTGGAGGGGTGCTGCTGCTCCTTTTGGCCGGCGGTGGCTGGTGGTATATTTCGCACCTGCGCGCCCAAAACCAGGCCCTGCAGGACCAAGTGCGGCAAAAAGAGCGGGCCGCGGAGATTTATCGCCATGACCGGGAGGTGGATCGTGATACGCAAACACAGCAGGATCGCCTGGATCGGGCTGGCCCTGACGAGCTCAATGCTGAGTTTGAGCGCCTGCGGCGCAAAGCCCGGGGCGGTCAGGACTGAATTGCCGGTCCGCCCGATAATTTCTTCGGGTTTTGAAACCCTGTTGAAAAATGCCGGGCCAGAAACTGAACGAGCTGCCCTGCAGCACGAATGGGACTGGCATGGCTGGGCTGATAAAATGACCGAGCGCCTCCGATAATCCCACAAATATTTGCCGCGAATTTGCCGCGATGACGCGGCAAAACTGCCCCAAAATGAGCAATTTTGAGCAATCGTGAAACCCTTGACGAATCCCCGCAAACGTAGTATCTATAGGCATTATTCGCCTTTGCGCCTGTAGCTCAGGTGGACAGAGCATCTGACTTCTAATCATAAGTGAATATCAATAAAATAAGGGGCTTAAGTAGCCCCTTGTCGCATTTTTGCCGCAGTGCTTATTTAATTTGCAGTGAAGTCTGGTCAGTGCGTAGTTGCATCCAGACAACTAATAAATTTAATCGCCCATTCGGGTACCGGGCTCTCAGCCTGCTCCCAGGCTTCAATGCGCCTGACGTTCACTCCCAACAGTTCAGCCAGGGCCTTTTGCGTGAGGCCCTGGCTCTGCCGGTATTGTTTCAGCCAATCAGATTTGTTCTGTAAGTCCGGCTTCATCGAATATTTGGCTGATTTGCATCTCAAACCGGCGCCGGATCCAATTAATTAAATTAGCCTGGCGTTCCTGGTATTGAGGATGAGGCGGAAAACCCATGATATGCTCGGTCGGTTCATAGTAAGATAGCTGATCTTTGAGCTCCTCGATATTGTCGGCAACCCCAGCCCAATAATTATCCAATTCGCCCTCCCAAATTGTTTTATATTCGATGGCCAAAAGGTATTTTCCTTCTGCGGTTTGGAAGAGCCTGAGATTATGCCAGCGGTTCTGCTCCTTGCCGCTGGCCCATTTGCCGTCAGATTCGGCCAACAATTCTCCTTCAAAACGCAAGCCTGGTTGTCCGGTGCGCTTGACGATTTGTTCCATAGTCTTGTCTCCTCTCCTGTCTCTGTATTTTATGGGGCCACCTGTGATGGGTGGCCCCGATTTGCCCTATCTAAAACCCAGCTTCCCGCAGTTCCAGGGCGATGGCTCCCAGGGGGCGGCCGACAAATTTTGCCAGTTCCGGATGGGCAGCGACTCCGGCCTGGGTAATTTCTTCAGTGGAATCTGCCACCAATTCAAGATTTTGCGCCTTGATTTTCTGGTAACCATATTCCAGGTCAATTTGGGCGCCATTTTTTACTCTGGCCAGGAGATATAGATCGGTTCTGTTCTTCCAGCTCCCGCCCCGTCCGCAAATCACCAGGAAATTCCCCTCCGGCAGAGCACCTTCATAGCGATACGTGTCGGTTTTGGGTTTAGGCCCGGCGGAATCCCGCCAGAAATCTCCCAGCAGGGCATAGCCATTGGTTTTGGTTAGATCAAGACCAGTAAGGCGTTTAGCCCAGGCTTTAGCCCCGGCGCGGGTATTGCCGGGGATGATTGTGGCCGCAAAACAGATAGGGGCTGCTGCGATTTGACGGTTGGCGATCTCGGCTATAACTGAGGCCTTGATCTCTTCAAGATCCTGAATGGATAATTCAGGCAGGCTGGTGAGGATTTGTTTTTTCATGTCTCTTGTCTCCTGTCTCATTAAGTTGATTATAATTTAATCCCGATTTTCGGGAATGTCAAGAAAAAAATGCATAAAAAATAAAAAAAAATGTTGATCCTGTTTTTATATTTTTAGTTTTCCGGCAGCTTCTCTTAGGTGGCTTTCGGAGAGATGGGCATAAATCTGAGTGGCTTTGATATCCTCGTGGCCCAGGAGGGCCTGGATGGTCTGCAGGGCGACGCCGGCCATGGCCAGGTGGGAGGCGAAGGTGTGGCGCAGATCATGGAGGCGGACGTGGGCGAGGCCGGCCCGCCGGGCGATTTTGGCGAACCGGTGGGAAGCGGCATCGGGCTGCCAGGGCCAGAGGCGCCCTACCTGGGGCAGGTCCCGGAGCAGTTCGGCCAGGGCTGAGGTGATGGGGAGCAGCTTTTCCCGGCGGGCTTTAGTGCGGCGGACATGGATCACCTGGCGGGGCCAGTCGATATCCCGGGCCTGGAGCTGCAGGGCCTCAGAGCGGCGGCAGCCGGTGAGGACCAGGAAACGCCACAACCGGGCATAACGGGGATCGGTTTCGGCGGCCAGGAGGCGCTGGATGTCCTCCCGCTCCAGGTAGCGGGGGAGGTGGCGGTGGTCTTTGATCTGCTTGAGGCCCTGGCCGGGATTGCTCCTGAGATAGCCCCAGGCCACAGCCCGGGCGAAGGCGGCTTTGAGGTGGCGCAGATAGGTGTTCCGGGAAATAATGCTGACCGGCAGATCGGCCAGGAAGATTTCCAAGGTGCGCCGGTCGATCTGGGCGAGGCGGGCCCGGGCCCCCAGGACCGTCAGGAGATGACCTAGAGCGGTGCGGTTATTTTGCCAGGTGGAGCGGGCCTGGGTCTTGCGGGAGAATTCCAGATATTCC